CTCTTTCCACATATAACACATTGATTTTTATCTCTTTCAAGAATTTGTTTTTGTAATTCATCATAATATCCTGGTTCACTGTAATAAGTATGTTTTACAAAAACAAGATTTTTATTCCAAGGATTTAATCCTTTAATAAATTCTCTTCCTACAACTATTTTTTCATCTGGGAATTTCTTAAGATAATCTATTATTGTTAGATTATGTTTGTATGTTAGATGTGTATTTGTAAGAGCTTTAAATTCTCCTTGACAGTAAACATTTATACATATCCTTGTTTTCTTTAATTTCTTTACCCTATAATCTTAGTTGTGCAAGGTTTTCGACCATAACCCTACCTAACAATACCTGCTGTAATTATCTTGACAACATATTCAATGTTTTGTGTTCCATCTTGATTATCTTTTCGAACTACATTGATAACTGCGCCGTCAAGATTTACCTTTTTATCATCCCCTAATTCCATTTCAGTGTCAAGAGGAAGACTAGCACTACCAACGAATCTTAAAACTTTTTCGTTTATTGATTTTTCCATATTTTTAAAAAGGAATATCTTTTACATCGACTTCCTCTTCTTCAATTATTTCTTCTTTTTTAGGTGCGACTTTTGCTTGCATTTTTTCAATGATTTCTCTTGGGTCTTTAACTTTAGCATTTATCTCATTACTTTCTTCTACCGTTAATGCTGTATTCTTTCTTGCTGGTATTACATGGTATTCAGTATCAAGACCTTCTCCTTCCTTTTTAATTGTCATATCATAATCAGGCGTATCATCAAATCCATATTCATCACTTGTAGCAAGTTCACCGATTGCTCTATGAATCTGAAAACCAATTCTCAATAGTTTTACTTCATTGTTTTTTCTATCAATTACCCAACCTAAAAACTGGACTCTTGGTTTTTGTCCCAATTTACAGTATTCACATCCTTCATCTTTGCCAATACAAACTGTAGATTTTTTTGAAATTGAATCAAAATGATTACCGTAATCTTCAAAGTTACTCACAATTCTAATTTTGTTTTCACCTTGTTCTAAATTCATCCAATTTCCAGCACCAACACCGTATTTTTCTCCTACCTCTTTATATTGATTGAACTTCATAATATGATGGAGTTCCCTTTCATCATGCCAGATTTTCTCATTCTCATATATCTCAAAATATCCTTCTCCTTCTGGTTCAATGATAGGTATTTCCATAAATTAATTAATAATTATTTTACAACCTTTGTTTTCTCTATTAAGATTTTAATCGCACTTTCTTGTAACTGATGAATTCTTTCTTCAGTTAATCTTAGTATTTTAGCAATTTCAGATATTTTTTTTCTATTACAAAACTTTAATTCAAGAATAATTTTTTGTTTAGGGGTAAGACAACAAGAATATGCTTCAATTAAATTCTCAATTTTTTGAGGAATCTTATTAATTCTCATTTTTTCTTTGATTTTAATCCTTTAATCTTTTTTGATACTATGTCGACCCACCCTTCTCCTCTACAATGAGTTAAAAAGGGACAGTATGAACATTTCCAATTTATTCTACCGTTTTCTATTTCTTCAAGTTGTGGAGGTAATTCATCTTTCTTCCAATACTCATTAAGTTGTTTAAGTTCACTCTCAATTTGTTCAATTGTTTCATCATTTAATCTAATTATATGTTCACATAAACGAGAATCATCTTTACTAATATAGAGTATTCTACCTTCTTTGAGTTCTGGATACTTATCTTTTAAGAAATAGAGATAAGAGCATAACTGATAATAATGTTCAGGTTGTGGTTTTTTTTCTATATACTGAAATGACATTGAGTGTTGTGTTTTTAACTCATAGAGTAGAAGAGGTAATCCAGTAGGGAACCTCTGATTCAAACCACTGAGAAACCCATTAAACCAATCAAATTCGTCTTGTTTGAAGAATTCTTTACCATCTTTACCTTTAAAAGTAAAATCTTCCTTTCTCACAGGTTTAGGAATTCCACCTAAAAGAGCATCAAAGTGACCTTTAAAATGATACTCTTCATTGACAATTTCTCCTTCTTTTTCTATCAGTATTCCAAGTTTCTTGAAAAATCTTTGATACTTTGTATGAAAGAGATTTCCAACATCCATTGTTCTATGTTGTCGTGAAGTTATCAATTCTGTTGGTTGTATTCCTTTTCTTGTATATATTCTTTTTCTAGCACAAGCACCCATATCACTTCCTCTCCAGTAATCTGATTTCTGATCTCCTCTTTTCATTTGAAATTCTAAATAAGCATTTTCAAATTCTTGTATGCTCCAACTATTATTCATATTTTTTTATTTTAATTATTAATCCGCCACTTAATTCTGCTCCCAAGCAAGTCCCACCTGGAATCATGCCATTACGACGACTGTTAACTAGAACGAGCCCAGGAGCAGGATAAATGGCTGATTATTCTTCCTTATCAGGTGCATTTTCATTCACCCAATCGTTTTGTATTTCTGATTCAAGTAATTCATCTCTTGTCATTCTATTAGACATTGCCAATTCTTCATCGTGACTAGCACCTTCTCTTAACATCTTATCGATGTTATCGATAAAATCTTGTAATGCTTCAATTTTTAATTCTGTATCCTGTAAATTGGTTCTAAAATTAGTTCCAATTACATAGTCATCCTTTGATTCGTGCTTCTTGTAATACTTTAAACTTTCTAGTTCATCAGCCAGTATTGCTTGTGCGTGTCTCTTTTTTTCTTCTAGGGTTTGAAATAATTTCATATTAGAAGTTTTTTTAATTTACTCGACCTTTATTCTTCCCACCTAACGGGAACATTAATTCTATTTAATTTATCTTCTTGTAACGCCCTTTTCTTAGCAAGACGTTTTCTGGTTAATTCGTTCCATCTAATTTTTGCACAGGCCTTACTACAAACTTTCCACTTATATTTACCAAGCTTATTTCCACAAATTACACAAGGACTTTTAACTTTCTTATTGTGGATACTTTGATAAGTAGGTAAATTAATACTCTCTTTCTTAGAAACTTGTTTTGTTTCGTCTTTTGATTCAATAATTATTACACTTCCATCTACTTTAACTATTGAACCATTTTGAATTAGAATTTTCATATTTTTGTTTTTTTATTTTAACGACCTTTTGAGGATAGCTCCTCATCTTCGCCCCCTTCTGCTCTTGCGAGAAAGAGGCGAGGTCAAAAGCTATTCTTTTATCTCTTCTACCCACGCTTCAATGTTTTCGTCCATTAATGCATCAATTTCCTCCCACGCTTTTCCGTCCAGGTCTTCCATTTCTTCTTCTGTTAATCCTTTAATTCCTTTTTCTTCTAACCAGAATTTTAATTCAGGTATTATGTTGTTATTCATTTTATTTTTTATTTTATTTTATTATTTTTTTCGGCCTTTTATGAGAACATTCCGGGAAAAGTTACATTTGCTTCTCCTTCAACTTGTTCTATATTATTAACAACATCATCAAGGTTGTTAATAGCATCTTCTAACTCAGATGCTTTGTTGCTCTGTTGAAGATTTTCTGGCATGTTATCTAACCAGTTTTGTAACTCATCTCTTAACTCTTCTATTTCAAACCTAGCATCAGATAACTTGTCTAATGCATTTTGAAATCTCTTTGATCTGCTTGGTGTTTCCATATTTTTTTTCATTTTATTTTTTTGTTTTCTTCGACCTTTTATTTACCGAACACTTTTAGACTTAATTCTTTTAAATACTTTTTTGCCGTCTCTTCTGTGATTATATTTTTTCTTATTAATTCATTCATCCTTCTTTCTTGCTTCAAATATATTTCCTTTATTCTTAAAAATTCTTTTGCTTTTGCTTCGTCGTAAATTATTTTTTTCATATTATTTTTTTTATTTTCTTTGACCTTTAGTTAACTCTATATTTACCTCTACATTTTCATTATATGATACTGAAGGCATTATGTCAACCTCTTTGACATACCATCAAATTCCCTTGAAAAATAAGAGTTATCCCCACCTTAGAATGCCTCATCCGGATTTACATTATCCCAAAGGTTGTCATCATTATTGTCGTCTTTCTTGAATAATTCTTTGACATCAATATCATTTTCTTTATCAATAATATCTTCTTCATCAATTATTTTTTTTGATTCTATTTCCTCAATTTCAAAAGGTAATGGAGCTATGTTTCTTTCTTTTCTATAATCACGAATTCTTTTTAATTCAATCGGATCGGTAATTTCTACACAACTAAATGGAATTTTATCAGCTACTAAAAATCCAATCCATACTCCGTTAATATCTTTTCCAAGAAAACAATAACTAGAAATCTGAGAATAGTAACTAGACCATTCCGAACTCTTCACTAATTTCTTAACCCAGTATATTTTTGCTTCTGAATCGTATTTTTTATTTGACATATTTTTTTGCGTATTCAGGAATAATTAACTCACTTTCGACTTTACCAGTTTTAACATCTTGCATATACTTACTTACTGTTTCAAGTGTCCACTTCTTGATAAAATCCTGCTCATCTAAATAAGACATAATACGTTTAACATCTTCTAGTGTATAACCAGCGAGAAGAGAAGCAGCACGCAAGTTTCTAGTAAGCTCTGCTTTTGCTTGTAAAGCATTACTAAACTTGTAACCTTTATGCTTGATGTAAAGACCGATAATTTTTAGATTCGTTTGTTTGCTTATAAGTAGAGAGTTTAACCAGTCCGAAAAGATGAAAATCTTTTCAGTTACAGTCTTATTATAATTATTATTATATATATTATTATATGACTCAAGTTTCTTTACTGGTGGGAGTAAAGTTTCTTTACTGGTAGTGTAAACTTTCTTTACTATCCCTAAAGTTTCTTTATACTCAGCATTAGCCTTCACTAAAACAACATTTTCATACCATTTCTCAGTAGTTTTTAGATACTTTGTATCTGGATCTTTTTCAATAAACTTCTTTTCTATTAATTTTGTTAGTATTGAAAAAATTGTTTGTTCACTACTTCCGAGCATTTTAGCAATTGTTGGTTTTGATGCATAACACCATCCTTTTATTTCACTAGCAGGATTGTTTGAAAGGTGGTAAATACAATCTGCTACACAATATTCCATTAATGTTAGTTTTAATTTCTTTCTTATATGATGAAGGATTAATGTATAAGTTAACTGATGTTTTTCCATTAAATGAGCTTTTTCACAGGTTGCGACTGGTTTCGCTAATATAGCACAAGGAAACTATATCAACTTGTATTTAATCTTCTAATTTTTTAATTAACTGATGAGCGTCTGTTTTAATTCTTTCTAATAAGTATTTGATTTCTTTATTAGGTGTTTCGACTGTTCTTTTTTCTCTATAGTGTTGTAAAAGTTTCTCAAAGAACCACAAATCGATTACTACTTTACTATTCTCAAGAGCAGTTTGTGGCAAGTGCCAAATAAGAGCAGCAGGAAGATTTGATACATTTTCTTCTTCAATCTGTCTAAACCACTCTTTAAAAGATGCTTGTTTTTGATTCTTACATTCAAAGTGTATGTTAAGAGAATTCCAAATATCACCTTTATTTAATCCACTACCAGAACCCTTTTGTCTATAAGCGCGAGTATCTAGCTTAGAATTTCTTAACCAATCAACAATGAAGTCTTCTAATAAATTACCCTTTGCTTTTGCTGATGCTATTTTCATATTATCTTCCTTTTATCCAATGATATCTTTCATTGACTCTTTTTGTTTTGTATTCATGGAATCTTCTTTTAATTAGTGTTTTTTCAACACCACATTTTTCTGCAATTTGTTCCATTGTTAATCCTTGAAGATAAAATTCTCTTAATCTAAAAGGACTTAGATTTCTAATTTGTTCTGCTGTTAAATCTTTCATAAAATAGGATAGTAGAGTCGATTAATTCTTGCTATAACTACTAAACTATTACATTTATCGCAACATCTTCCTGTATTAATTGGAAGGGCATTATTTCCAAAACCACTATACATTTTTTGACAAATTGAGCATCTTTTTTTATTTTTTATGACTAATTTTTTAATTTTTTTTGACATAATTTTTATTTTTTATTCTACGACCTTTAATAATTTATTATAAATTATTGAAACAGAACCAGCAACTTCAGTTATCCCCACCTTGATAAAAAAAATAATTAATTTTCTATTTTTCCAAAAACAGGGGTGAAATTGGAAGTTAAGTTTTTTCTAATAATAAAGGGAATTCAAAACAACCTAAAAGTTAATAGGGTGTTTCTGCGAGGTGAATATGCTATAATAGAATTATAAATCTCATAAATAAAATGGGTATGAAAACATTTTTTAACCAAGATTTTAATGCAGTTCAAGTTTTAAAAACCATAGTATTATACTGTGGGTTTTTTGTTTTACTTTATTTTGGGAACAAGATATTGTGGTATTTATCAGAAATATTAAGAGCAATAATGTCATTATGAAAATCGGGAGGCTTGAAATAATTTATTTAACAACTGGAATAGAGGGCGCAGATAAAGATAGTAAAGTAGCAATAGGATGGGCTTTAAGGAAGTTTTATCTTACAATATGGATAAGGATTAGACCAAACTTCTTTAGACATTTTATTTGTGGTGTTCATTTAGAAACTAAAAGATTCTTAATAGGAATATCAAAATGATAAAAATATATTGCGACCAATGTGGTATGGAAATCGGGCAACAAGATGAGAACGGAACTCTTGTCTATGTTGAAAAGACTTTCCAGTTATTAAAGAACAAGCAAGAGCCAGCGATAAGAAAGACCGAGATGATATTCTGCCAAATTTGCATTAGGGGATTAAGGCAATACATCCACAATCAAAGAGAAGCACAAAAGAAATAATGCCAAAAGAATCCTTCCAACATTACTTGGAACTGGAGTTGGAAGACATAATAAGGGAGTTGAAAGACGAGATAAAAGAAAAAGCCATATTCAAATCAATAAGAGATGGTAACAACAAAATCGGGGCAAATTGCAATAGGTTGACAAACCCACCTACGATAACAATACATATCAATTCATTAGAAGAAACATTCAGACCATCAATAAAAAAAGCGATAGAACATTTATTGAACCACGAAATCATACACGCAATACAAGAGCCACATAACACAATAGAAACCATAGAAAAAGAGGCATATACCAAGCAAGATAAAGTTAATTTTAAAAAGTAAAGAAGGTATTTTTAAGGTAGGCATATAATCATTAACAGATTTATTCTGTTTGATTGAGGATGGGCATCGATTATGCCCTACCTTAAGAACAAGTTCAATAATAGTTAATACAATTTTATACTATGGTATTTGTAAAAGGTGACCCAAACATAAATAGAAATGGTAGACCTCCTGGAAGTATATCATTAATTGGTATATTAAAAGAAGAATTAGAAAAGTTACCAGAAGGTGAGAATAAAGAAGATTGGGCAAGAACAATAATAAAGAAATGGTTACATAACGCAGGTATTAAAGGAGAACAAGCATCAATAGATAAGATAGTAGATAGAATAGATGGACCAGTTAAGCAGGAACTAGAGGTTAGTGGTGGCTTAGATAAAACGTTTTCATTAAGTGAAGAAGACAAGGTTTTAATGTTAAAGCTTATAGATAAGAAACTAGAAAAGATGTAATATGAAAGAGACAGATACTAACTTCTGGTTAATACTACTAGTATTTTTAATAACATTAGGGATATATTTATTCTGGCAATTATGACCAACTTCTTATTGGCTTTAATAGCGTTATTCCTTGGGCTTCAGACTTATATGTGCTGGAAAGCATTGGTATTATTGAACGAGCAACAGCCGGCACGATTAAAAGAGAAAGAGATCATATTGAAAGAAGACAAGCCAGATAATATAGTAATGGAATGGCTACCACCGGAATCAGGGGAAGAGATAGCGTTCAAAGAATCAATGAAAAGAATAGAAGAATCAAGGAGATTATGAAGCTATGCAAGTATGCCAAAGACTGCCCTTACTTTCACGAATTGAGCCATACTTGTAACAATCGTGGGGGCAGATATTGCGGCAAATACAGGGAATATGAATCAAAGAATAATGACAAGCAAAGAGATAAGGGAGATGCAACAGCCATTGGATTACAAGAGCGGGTATAGCAACGACACCTTTGACAGATTATATCCGGACACCAAGAACCCATTTCACGGCACAGAAAGGGATAGCAAGAACAAGAGGAACTATCCGATTGGGAGAACGATAAAGTATTATGACGAGTGCGATATGTGTAGTGACAAGGCAGAATACAGCTCAAAGGTCAATGGCGTATTAGAGTGGAAGTTATGCAAATCTTGTTATGCTAAAAAAGATATTAAAAAAAATAGCGTGGAAGATACGGGTGGTAATAAGGGCGATTGACAAAGCGTTAGACAAAGGGTTCAAGGGCATTACCGCAGACCAGTTCAAGAGGCATATGGATAACATCCTTTTCAAATGAATGAGCAGGAAAGCATAATTAAATACAAGAATACGGAATGGTCTTTAAATTGTTTATACTGGATACTAGATTCAAAGCTTAAGAACGAGAAAGGAGATGAACTAGAATTTATTAACCATAAGTTCTTAAGAAGTATCTATAATGACTTTACACAGATACAGGTAGTAAGGAAATCAAGTCAGATAGGGTTTACTGTAATGGAGATATTAAAGACGTTCTGGGCTGCAAGATTTAAAGGCTGGAACATTATTTATACATTTCCTACGTTTAGTGATGTAGGTAAGATGGTTCCTTCAAAAGTAAATCCTTTGATATCACAAAATCCGATATTAGGTTACTGGACAAAGGACAAGGATAGTGTATTACAGAAGAAGGTAGGCGATGCGTTTATTCATTATAGAGGAACAAAGGGTCATACAATAAGTAGAAAGGATGATGAATCTACAGAAGCAGGGGTAGGTATTATGATAAGTTCAGATTTAAATGTGCACGATGAATGTGATAGAAGTGACCAAAGAATAATGGAACAGTATGAATCTAGATTAAGCGCTAGTAATTATGCGGGTAGATGGTATTTTAGTAACCCAACAACACCAGCAACATTAAGCCAGAAGTTATATGAAAGAAGCGACCAGAAACATTGGTTTATCAAATGCGAACATTGTAATGAATGGCAATATCTAGATTATTTTAAAAACGTTAAAGATTACAAGTTTTTATGTAGTAAATGTGGAAAGGAGATATTAGACGATACTAGAAGGAATGGTCAATGGGTAAAGAAGTTTAAAAATAAGGACATATCAGGTTATTGGATTAATCATATGATGTGTCCGTGGATTAAGGCTAGTCAGATACAAGAAGAATACGAAACAAAGACAAAGCAATACTTTTACAATTTTGTTTTAGGATTACCCTATATTGGTTCAGAAGTATGCGTTAATAAGGATATTATCTTAAAGAATATAGATAACAAGGCACCAAATTTTATGAAAAGGAATATACTTGGTGCAGATTCAGGATTAAAGAAGCATTGGGTTATAGGGAATGAGCAAGGTATATTCAAGATGGGTGTGGCAGATAAATGGGAAGAGATAGAAGAACTAATTAAGATTTATGATGTAGAGATGGCAGTATTTGATGCGTTGCCAGATTTAACAGAACCAAGGAAGCTAAGAGAAAAGTATCCCGGTATAGTATGGTTAAACTATTATAAGAGGGAAATTAGGAAAGCAGATTTTATTAACTGGGATGAAAAGACACACACAGTTTATTGTGATAGAAGTAAGTTAATACAACAAGTTATAGATGAGATGGTTAATAGGAAAATAAGATTTCAGATGCTACCAGAAGATTTAAAGATTTATATTAATCATTGGGAATCATTATACAAAACAAGTGAGAAGGATAGTCTTGGTAATGACGTAGATGTTTGGGATTCAACAGGTGAAGATCATTTTGTTCACGCAACCAATTACTTTAGATTAGGTTTAGATAGAATTAAAGGAGGAACGGAGGTATTGGATTGGCAAAAACAAGAGAAAACATATTCAGGATTAGCTCCTGAAATACGTAAAATAATAAAGGAGGAATAATTTAATGCCATTTGATATACAAACAACGGAGGAATTAAACAAAGAAACAACTGTTTCTATTAGGCAGAATCTTGAGTATGACAAGCCTGACGACGAGCTTGTTACTGCTATTGATAAGGCAATAGAGGACTCAATGCCCCTGAAGAAGAAGATAGATGAGATAGGGAAAAGGAATAAGATGTTCTGGAGCTACGGGACAGATGAGGACATATCAAGGATTCACAAAAGAAAATCAAGAGTAATAATAAATAGGATATTTACCGATGTTGAAACGGCTATACCTATACTTACTTCTGAAGTTCCTGAACCCACGGTTGTCGGCGTTTCTAATAATGAGATACAAGAGAGAATCCAAAAAGGGCTTCAGATCGCATACGAAGTAACATACAAACTGCAATCAAAACTCCAGATGCTTTTAAGGCACTGGTTTTTGTTTAGGCTCGGTGTGATGAAATACAGGTGGGATATAGAGAATGGATATACCACTGAAAACGTCCTGACAAGGAAGATAGGGATAGACAGGAGAGCTACCTGCAAAGAAGATTGCGAATACATATTTGAATACTTAGAGGACAGGGTTGATAATTTAATAGAGAAGTTTCCAAATAAGAAAAGGGAAATACAAGAAGTGGCAGGCGAAAAGACACCTAAGAGTAAGATAAGATACATTGAGTTCTGGGGTGGTAATGGAGAGTGGGTTGCTTGGAAGTTAGGACAATACATTTTAGAAAAGAAGAAGAATCCTAACTTTGATTACGAGGAAATAAGTAACAATATATTCGAGGAACCACAATTTCCATACTTATTCTTAAGTGTTTTTAGTTTAGGAGACGACACAAGTTTATATGATAATACGTCCTTAATAGAACAATCAATACCATTACAAGAAGGGGCAACCCAAGAGAAAAGGCAGATATTGGACTTAAACGAAGGGCAGAAGCGTGTATGGGTAACTACTAATGTGGAAGAAGAAGTAGTCCAGTCTTTGATAAACAAGACAGGGGATTTGGCAGTTAGGACCAGACAACCTAATGCAGTCCAACAAGTCCAGTCCGGCAAGCCTGATGCTTCGCTATTCAATGACTTGGCAAGTTCGGTAGCAGAGATTGATAACATAATCGGCATTCATTCCACAACGAGAGGAGAACGGGCAGAACAGGAAACATTGGGAGGCAGGCAACTATTGATGAGTTCTGATATGGGAAGGTTAGATTTGATAGTCAGGAATGTGGAACAAGTGATAGAGGAATGGTATAACGCCTATCTACATATGATTAAGGTATATTCAATCGGGGCAGAAACACTTTCAAATGGTAAGGAAACAATAGAATTAAAACGAGAAGATATACCACAAAACATAATGATTATGGTAAAGAAAGGTTCTACCTTGCCCATAGACAGAAGGACAAAGTATGAAGAAGCACAACAATTATCAGCTTCAGGTATGATTCCACCTCGTATGCTTTATGAGGAAATGGGCTACCCAGACCCAGACAAGATATTCCAAGAGCTTATAGAATGGTATCAGATGACTGGCAGAATAGTCCCGCAACAACCGATGATGCCAGGACAACCAGGACAAGCGATGCCGGCAGGAGAACAACCACAAGGAGATGAAACACAGGCACAGATGGAAAGGTTGCAAGGCATATTGCAAAGTCCAGAGTTCCAGCAATTACCACCTGAACAGCAAAAGGAAATGCTACAACAAGGTCGTAAAATAGTGGAGGCAGTAAAGCAATAATAATATGCCATTCCAATCCCAATCACAAAGGAGGTATATGTTCGCAAAGATGCCAAAGACAGCAGAGAGATGGGCTAAACATACGCCAAACATTAAGGCATTACCAGAAAAGGTCGCTGTTATGTCAGCGTTAAAGAAAAGAGCTAAAAAGGTATGATAATTTCAAAAAAGAAGAAAGGTTGTTAATTAAAATAGGGGGCTACAAGGTCGTATTATTAGTATATTAACCAAACAATTATGGAAGAAAACATAGAGGATAAAGACCCCGAAACAGTCAGCGATGACCAAGTTGAGGGAGAACAATCCGAAGAAACCACGAAAGAACCAACTCTTTCCGAGGTTGCCGAGTTAGCAAAGGGGTTGCAGAAAGGTTATACCCTGACCAGACAGGAATTGTCTGAAATAAGGGAGAACCTTCAAGCAGTCGCTGATGCTACTAACAAGCAGACTGGTGCTTCTTCAAGCGAAGACGAATATCTCACAGTTGGAAAACTGCGGGAGATTCTCAACGAACAGCAAGTGCGTGCAGAGGCAGTAAAACACCAAGCCGACACTTATATTGAATCAACATTGAATCAATTAAGGGCGGATGGTGTCATCAAGACGAAAGATGATGAAGATGCCTTGATTAGATACGCTATTGCGAAGAAAGAACCAGACCTTAACAAAGCGGCAGATAGATGGTTTGAGATAAAACAAGCCAGAGAAGAAGGGAGAAAAGAGATAGACAAAGCCAAAGTTAGGGTTAGGCAAGAAGAAGGTTCTAAAGTAGGCACATCTTCAAAAGCGTCTGGAGATGAACAAGAAGGGATAAACCTCGGCTCTCTTGAGAAGTTCAAGAGGGAACACTGGTTTTAGACCTTACACTCATCAAAAGGATAGTTAATATACTGGAGGCGGAAAGGTCTTAAACAATTAAACATTACGAATATGGCAGATTATACAGGCAGTAATAATTGGAATGTATCTACTTCTACGATGGAGCATCTTGTTGCCGCAACGGTGGACACGGTGCTGACATATTCTCCAGCAACACTATTCTTTCTGGGAAACCAGAAACCGTGGAGGGGAAGTCAGATGAGGTTTCCGATAAAATACACGCAGAACAGCGAAGGTATGTGGTTCACGGGTCTTGAGAGGTTCTCAACGACTTCAAGCTCCAACTTCGTATATGGCACAGCTAACCCGACTGGTAGGGAAATCAACTGCGTTGTAAGCCAGATAGAATTAGACCTGAACGCATCAGAAAGGGTGATTGACTTGTTAGCAAGGAGATTAGCCTCTGACGCACAGGATATGGCTCACGACATCGCAGATTCTTTCTTCGCAGTCCAAGCCGGCAACGCTTTCCTTTCACTTTTGGAGGGTTGCGATGACGACACATTGGGAGCTGACACCTATCTCGGATTAGACAGGGGGACATACGGATTAGCAGGTTCAGTCACGAACATCGGTGGAAACATCACATTGGCAGGAATGAGAACTTCCTACAACAATTGTGTCCACGGTTCTGACTCTCCCAACTTGATCCTATGCACGAAAGCAGTCTGGGGTTATTACGAGAAGTTAGCTACTCCAACCGTCCAGCACAATGTCCAACAGAGTCCCTACACTTCATTTGTGGGAGCTACCGCAGGTGGCTTACCGAACTTGATAGCACAGGGAGGTGGAGTCGGGGGCAACCTCGGTTTCAGGGCGTTATACTGGAATGGAGTTCCTTTAGTGGCTGACGAACATTGCACAACTGGGTATATGTATATGCTTAACACCAGGAACTGGGCGTTCTATGGCGTTAAATCTACAGACCCAGATTACAAGACAGTCAAGTTCACAGGTGGTGGTCTTGAATCTCCATACAGCATTCCGGCAACAACCGGATTCAGCTTCAGCGGATTCAACAAACCCGTTGACCAGTATGGAAAGGTCGGACACATCATCCTCGTTGGTAACTTGATTTGTAACCAGCCGAGGAATCAGGCTATTCTCTACGGAATAACGGGAGCATAGTATTAGTTATCTTTAATCTTCTTATGGGAAGGTTGACGAGGACGCTGAAAAGCCGATTCAGGAGCTTCCCATAAGGAATAAACTTATGGAATTAAGAGATTTTAATCCAGCAATCAAATACGGTGCGAAACTGACAGGGACATCGCTTGACGAAGGTCATCTTCTTGTCGGGAATACCAGTGACGAAGCCGCAGAAATAGAATTGTCTGGAGATGTGACGATGGACAGCACAGGTTCAGTAACCCTTTCAAGGACAGGTTCTTTGGCACAGGGATTGCCATTTATAGTGGCAGGAACTTCGCTTGGAACTTTAGCCTTGAACACTGGAACTGCTTGGGTTGATGGTATTTCAGCCGCAAACACCTATGGATTAACTCCATATATCACAGGTATTTCTATCTCTAATACAGGAGATAATGCCTGCGATGGTGGTTCTGCGTTGTTAATTATGGATGCAGCTGGAGTAACCATTTGGTCTATTGCTTACACCGGATTACACGCAGGAACAACCCTGACATTAAGCGGAACTCCCTATGTTCTGGCTCATCAGACAGATTTAGCTGGAACAGCAGGAAATGCAGTAGGGTTCAAATCAAGTGGCTCTTTGACTGGAACACCAGTTTTAGTGGGTTCTTTCTGGGGCATATTGAAGTAGTAGTCAGACCGAAAGGTTGGTTCGTAGCTTGAATCTGGCGAACTAAAACAATTCTAAGGTTCAAAGTATGTCAAAAACTTATTTAAGACAAATATGGTTAAATTACATTCACCATTAGACCAAGTAGATTCTTCAGCATTATACACGGTTGGCTCAAGGACAGTAGATAAGAACGGAAGCGAATATATCTACCTTCCTGGACAGACTTCTGTTGCTAAATACGACTGGGTCATTTACAAGACTGCGGGTGCTGGCTTGTCTTATGGCTCGGTAACGAGGCTTCTTAAGGCGTATGCCGGCAATGTGGCGATAGCACAAGCGGCTGTTGTCGGACCGAAATACGGATGGTTTCAGATCTACGGAATTGGTTGGGGCAATGTCGGGGACACTTTCTCCGCTGGAAGCCCTATCTATTCTTGTGGAACTACAGCCACCGTTTCAACCACCTATGTTGCCAGCTGTGCGATTTACAACGCAATAGGACTTCAAACAGGAGCATCTGGAGGAACTGGAATGGTTCTGCTGAATTATCCAATGGTCTTTGGTCAAGTGATATAGTCATTGTCGTAAGAAACTTATGCTAAAACTTATTACGCCAGTAGATACGGTTGATACAACACAGCAGTTCACGATAGGTTCAAGGGCAAAGACGAAAGATGGCAATGTCTATATCTACCTACCAGGAACGACTTCGGTAGCGAAATATGACTGGGTTATCTTTGTAACGACAACCAATGGGTTATCCTATGGTTCTGTTACGAGATTGACCGCCACAGATGGCGGACCGGTTGCCATAGCTCAAGGAGCAATCATTTCAAACACATTCGGCTGGTTCTTGATTGACGGTGTAGGTTGGGCTTCTGCTGGGGAAGCAGTTTCCGCAGGAAGTCCTCTATACGCATCAGGGACTACCGCATTGGTTGGAACGACAGTAGCGGCAATATCAGCTATCTATGGGGCATATCCCCAGACAGCAGGGATATCCGGAGGAACATTCAAGGCACAGATAAGAAATCCGTATCTTTACGGACAGACAATATAACCTTCCTTGTGGGTTCACTCTGCTACGGAGGCGGTAGAGATGAGCCCGTAAGATAAAGGTCGGAGAAATAAACAAACAATACAATGGAAAAAAGAGAAAGATTAGAAGTAATCAACTTCACAAACATAACGGATAAGGAGTGGACGCACACATTTGGAGGGAAGCCATATACATTCGCCCCTGGTCAGACAAAAGCGTTTCCCAGATTTATGGCAGAGTTCTTTGCCAAACATTTGGGGGACAGGATTCTTCTTGACGAGGGTAAGGACTTTTCTATGGAAACAAAGGAAAGGAAAGACATTACCGAGAAGATACTCGGAAAAGTGGCAGTCCCAGCACAGGAAATCATAGCTGAAACAGAAGTAAAGGAAGAAATCGTCTTTGAGGAAAAGCCGGTAGAAGAAGTCAAAGTGGAGGAAACTCCAAAAGAGGTTGTTGAGGAAGTTTCTGCAGAACCTACCCCAGAACCTAAAAAGAGAGGCGGAAGAAGAAAGAAGGCTTAATGCATTGAGAGTTTCGTAGAGGGGAGAGGTGGTAAAAAAAAGCCTCCGCCATTATCTCCCTTCTACTAAGTTAAACATATGGGAGTATCAGCAAAAGACTACGGTCTTACAAGTCCAATATCAAAACAGGTTACATCAAGCCAATGCGTGAAAGAGGGATATGGAAGATTAAGAGGGATTTTTGTCAATGCCGCAAAGTTAGACCCTTCAATAGAACTGCTTGATAACACGATAAACGGAAACCCTGTGATAGTAAGGGAGTTTCCGGTGGCAGGGGCGACTTATTACCATATGGGAGATGTATCTTTCGGGACAGGGCTTTATGCCGTATTGGCAGGAACGGTTAGTGCTACATTCATTTATTTTTAAGAGGAGGTAGTAAATTATGGGGTTATCAGCAAAAGATTATGGGCTTACCAGCCCAATCTATTACAACACATCGTCAGGGACTCTCATCAAGACGGGGTATGGCAGATTGAGGGGTATTTTCGTTGCTACCTCAACAGGGACAGCGACCATAACCCTGTATGACAACACTACTGCCGGAGTTCCATTACTGGTTAATGCTTTTCCGACAGGGTCGGCAACTTACTACGATATGGGGGATGTGTCATTTGTGACCGGATGTTATGCTTCAATAGATGGGACATTAGATATGACAGCTTTCTATTTTTAATATGTCAAAGAGAGGCGACCAAGAAAAGATAATACAGGCGTTATTGAAGAAGATAGGCAAAGCGTTAATCAAGGAATCCAAGCCCGTAGAGGTGAAAAAGACGCCAAGAGAGGAATTACTTGAGCTATATTTGCCTCCTACGCCCTCCGAAAGAGAAGAAAGGTATGTAGATATGCCTTACAAGGAGATAAAAGACAAGGAAGTTATGCTTACTCTTGAGGCGATAGACAGGGATAAGGAGCAGATTGCCAAGCAGAAACAGTCAATGGAACAGGAAAAAGCGAAAATAGCAGACCAACATAAGTCATTACAAAGAGCATCTTTAGAGGTTAAAATCAATGGCATCAGAAAACAGTAAAATAGAGAAGAATTACAAGGGGTCAATGACCGGATGGTCAGAAACATCTGACGAGATTAGGTTGGTCAGGGTAAACGACACGACTAACAGGGTTCTGGTTGAGAACTCGGCATTGGATAGCTCATTGGATTCGGTAGGGGTTAAATTCTATGATGAAGGGACAGGAACGGTTAAGGGATTATTGTTTAATGCAGACGCCCCGCAGATTTGTTCCCAAGACTATCTATATGCTTTAGCAGAAGGAGATATTAGCGGACACTCGCCATTTGAAAAATTAGGTTATTCAACTGGAGCGACTACAACAGAAACAGATGTATGGGCGGCAAGTGTTGCTTATGTATTTCCTACCAGTGCAGGGACTATGGCAGTAGCATCAAGTTCAGCAAGCGATGGACCAGCTGGAACAGGGGTTAAAAGCGTAAGGGTATGGTATCTGGACAGCAATTATTCAGAAGGAACAGTTGATGTGGAGCTTAATGGAACTGGAACTGTCTATACTTCAGTGGGAACTATTTACAGGGTAAATGCTTTCAGAGCAGTATCATTCGGAAGCACAAGCACGACATACAGGGCGATAGGGAACATAGACATATGTGCATATACAGGCACAAGGATTTATTCAAGACTGGCAATAGGAGCGACAAGAGCAAGGAATAGCGTTTATACAGTCCCAGCAGGGAAGACGATGCACATTACCAGTATGTCTGCTGGGGTGACTAAAGCGTCAACGACAGGAAATACGGCAACATTAACATTGAGAGCCACTTATGATTCAAAGATAGGTTATGGTTCAGCTGGATTAGTATTTTATCCACAAGCAGAAATGAATCTGGTTGACCAGTTTGCAGTAAGACCATTTGAATTGCCGATAACGATTCCTCAAAAAGTAGATACCAAGATTAGCGTAACGGCAGGACAGGCATCAACAGTAGTATCAACATCATTAAGGGGTTGGTTAGAATAATGGACTTACAAGACATAGAAAAATACAGGGAAAGGTTGGAAAACGAATACCTTGAACTCCTTTCTTATAGGGATGGGATATTGAAGCAGACCGAGATAGAGGAGAAGAAGCTGAAGGAACTTCAGGACAATAAGGAGTATGTGATAAGGGAGGTTACCGAGGAAATAGTGATAGCCAATAACACGCTTGAAGGGATAAGGCAGGAAAGGGAGAGTTATACCAATAAATATGTCAACAAGGAGCAGGCGATAACGACAAGCCTGATGAACATAGAAGACAAGGAACGGCAGTTGAAGCGTGAAGTAGATGACTTCAGCCGGACAAAGGAGAGCTACCACGAAGCATTGGATATATTAGAGGCAGATAAGATTAAGCTGAAGGAAGAAAAGGCACAGATGGAGATAGAGAAAAGGATAATCAAGCGGATGGAGGAGATGGAAGAACACAAGTTAGCTGACCTAAAAGAAACAAAACTGATGCTTGAAAGGAAGAAAGGATATGAGAACAAGCTCATTAAAGGATTAAAAATACAAGGTCTTAAACTTGACCAAAGGTCGGAAGCGGTCAAGAAGACAAACGACTTTTTAATAAACAAAGAAGAAAGTCTTAAAAAAGAAGTAATACGCTTGGAAAAGCGTCAAAAAGCACTAAGAGCAGCATTACAAACAATAATAAATAGAGAGGCAAAATTAAATGGCAGAATTAAAGAAAGACAATAATTATGTGAGCGTGTCAGGCGGTGTAACCGATGACGCCTCGCAGACAGTCCAACCCTTGCGGGTTGATGCTACCACATACTACCTGATGACCTCTCCTTCCATTGATTCAGAGGCAAGTGGTAGCATCGCAGTAAATATGGTGGCAGGGACAGTCACCACGACAGTAGGTTCTGTTCAGATAGCTGACGGAACTATAACATCAGGGACAGTAAGGATAGCCAGTGGAACGGTCAATATAGGCAATACGCCTTCGGTGGTGGTCAATAGTGGGACTATAACCACATTGTCAGAAGGAACAGTTAATCTCGGGTTAGGAAGTTCTGTAACTATTTCAAGCGGAACATTGTTTTCTGGTGGAACTTGCAATGTTCAAACCTTGTCAGGGGGAACAGTCAACATAGGGAACGAACTGGTCATCAGTTCAGGGACTATAAACACAGCTATCACAAGCGTCACCATATCCGGTGGAACGATAGATGTCCTTTCTTCTGGAACAGTAAATACTACTGTTACCGTGGGAAGTTTGATAATGTCTGACGGAACATTGACTTCAGGGACAGTTAGGGTTTCTGGTGGAAGTATTCAGTTGATGGGAACGAGCAACATAAATACAGTAAGCACGGTGACATCAATAACCGGTGGCACGATAAACGCACAGGGAACGGTCAATGTAAATACGGTCAGCACAGTTTCATCCATATCGGGGGGAACGATTAACGCACAAGGAACTATAAATGTCGCTACTTTGGGAACTATATCAACCGGAACGATAAACATAGACACGATCACTAACCTGATGTCTATTTCAAGTGGAACGCTTCTTGCAAGCGGAACTTGTAATGTCCAGACAGTATCAGGCGGAAGCATCTGGGCGTTGGGCAATATAGCACACGATTCAGCAGATTCAGGCAATCCAGTAAAGGTAGGGGCAAAGGCAACCACAGCTTTATCTGGCATAACAGCAGTAGTTAATAACGACAGGACAGATTTATATGCAGGGGTAGATGGGGTATTGATTACCAGATTGAACAGTGGACTTGAAGATGTGGTAAGGGGACAAGGGACAATTATGGCTTCAGGTCTTGGAACAGTTGAGATTATTGCGGCAGGGGGAGCAGGGGTAAAGGTTTACTTAACAGATGTGACGATAGGGAACTCAAGTGGAACATTCCTGTTTGTCAATATGTGCGATGGGGCTACGAAGAAATGGACTTTCCCAGTTCCTTCACTTGGCGGGGTAACATCACACTTTACAACGCCACTTGCGGGGACAGCTAACACTTATTGGATGGCAGAAGCAACAGGGTCGGCATCGTCATTATCAATAAATGCAAGCGGATTCAAGAGTAAAGTATAATCAATTAAATAAATAACATATGACAAAAGCAGAACTTATTACAGCGTTAGAGGCAAAATATACCTCTGTTGCCACAGAAGACAAGTGGTCTGATGTTACCAATATGATTGGTGCATTTGCTCCTTTGGGATGGCAAGTAAAAGCGATTCCTGTCGTATATGACAATGAGATAGACACAAAGGCAGAGAATATGGTTCAGGTAGTTACAGATGGAACTAACTATTATTGGAGGGGAGGAGAACCTAAAGCAACTCCATTTTATGTAAGACTGACTGATTATATCGCCTCAAAGATAGCAGACAATACGATACAATACGGAGTGATTAAAGACTATAATTTGCCTACGAGCAAGGCAACAGTCACGGTTTATATGCCCGACAATTCGGTAAAGATATTGCTTGTCACAGAAGGAGCAATAGGCAATTTCACTTACAAAGTAATCGGATAATATGGCAACACTTCTTACTGATGATTTTAATAGTTATAGTGTTGGTAATTTGAACGGTAATGGGACTTGGGTTGAAGGAGAAGAAACTTGGAAAGTTCAAACAGCTGTAACATCTGAAGGAACAGCCGCGGCTCATAATAATACTAATAGCACTGGATTATATGCACGTGGAGCTGGAACGGGAGTTGATGCAGGAAGGATGTCGTATTATGTAAGGTTAGATTCAACTTCAAATAATCTCCAGATGCACGTTCCTCATTCTACAGATATAAATCACGATTGCTTTATGGTTTCTATGAATGGAGAGGGTGGAGCTAAATGGCAGTATAGAGATAATGGGGGATATCATAATCTTGCGGCTACTTGGAGTGCTAATACTTGGTATTGTGTTGAAATTGAATGGACAGCTGGCGACCAATACCAATTCAGGATAGATGGAGCAAGTTGGAACGGATATTATAATTTTTATGACGCATCAACCCCGACATACATATTATTTTATTATGATAATTTAAGCACGACTGGTAATGCATATTTTGACTATATCGCAGAATATCCGTATGGATATGAGCCACCAACAACAACAGAACGGTCAAAGCATAACCTATTATTAGGAGTAAGCTAAAGGTCAAGAATTAAAACATTAAAAACTTATGGAGGACACATACTTCACAAAAAGACAACAGGAGTTAGACCAGATGGCTCAAAGGAGAAAAGACGATTACATAGATGAAATCCTGCGGCTTACTGGTCTGTTCAACAGGGATTGGCAGGAGTTGATAGCCAAAAGAACCCAATTAGTAACAGAACAGCAGAACGCAGATAAGCAAAATGCTAAATAGGGAATCGGAACAGATATTAAACGCAAGAGGACCAGGGCTTCCATACAAGATATTGAAAGATGTGGATGGACCAGGAGCTGGGAACTCTGCTGTAGTGGATTACGAAGAAAGACCAACAGAAGGAGGCATTCTGATACATTTGATTGGCTACAAATATCCGTATGATGGGTTGCCAGACGCAGAAAGCGTGGAACGGTTCAGGATAGTTAAGAAGATATTTTTCTACCTATTAACCACAATCAGGAAGAAAGCATTGATATCGCTGGGACTAATATACATAATGCCGAGATTCATCACAAAGCACCTTTTTAACAGCATAGCCGACTACTTCTATATGCTTAACTGGTGGGTTATGTATTACATAGTCCTGAAGCCGGACAAGTATTGCAGGTCAGTCAGGGAGATATACAGGGCATTGACCGTAGTAGCCGACAGGGAGAAGGAAGAATCAATGAAGAAGCTGATAGGGATAGCAAGGGATATTGTCTGTATGTTCATTGAACAGGATTCGGCATACAAGTTCAGATTCCAAGACATTATGGCAGAAGCAGATGTCTGCAAGTTGAGAAGGGGCGGACTGGGGATGATTAGAGAGATACAGAGGCTGGTTGCCATATTAAAGAGAAGGGAGTTGTTTCCCACCTATGCGGAACTTAAATGGGGAAACCTTCAAAGGCTGATAGTTCCGATGCTTATGGTCACCGAGATAAGGCATTACGCACAAGCATTCTTCAAGGAGGTAGATTTTAATAAGCTGACACCAAAAGAAAACGATTTATACTTTACATCAATGCGGTTGGATTACGAGTTCGGGGATGTCCCGCTTCCACAGAGGATAATACGAAGATGCGAGATGGACAGGGAGAATTGGTATAAATATAATTTTGATGAATTATCACAACTATTCTTAAAAGAATACAACGGTCATAAACAATTAGAGGGGGGCAGTAATCAATGCCAAAAACAATCAGCCAGCTCGTCACTGATTTTCAAACACTGACGAATGATTCTTCAACAAGTTCCGGAACACTGGCTAAAACCCTGATTAACTTCGGGATTAGGTCAGTTCTTGGAACACAGAATTGGACATTCAACCAAGCATACAAAGACTTTTCTTCAGCAACTTCGGTTCAAACATACGAGAAACCGTATGACGCTTTTAGATTGAAGTCAGTCCATTACTGGGACAGTAGCGTATGGTATTCCTTAAAGGAAGTAAGCGATGAAAGGGCGTGGAGGATAATGAACCAGACGGTTGTAACAGGTCTGCCCTATTCGTGGTTTCATTCAATACAGAAAGGGAAGATTGAACTATATCCTATCCCAGACGATGCAAGCGGAACGATTAGGATGAACTACCTGAAGAAAGTAAGGGACATAGGGGTCACAGATTATTCTACTGGATCAGTAACTGCCACAAGCGGAGGAACAGCTTTTACTGGCACAAGCACTTCTTGGGGAACGCTATTCATTGGAAGGTCAATATCAGTATCAGATACTAATACCCCGATAGACGGATATTGGTTTGAGATAGACAAGGTTGACGGGACAGGAACGATCATAGTAAGGGAATTGATACCTAATGCAGTAAATAACGCCACATACAAGATTTCAGAACTTATACCTTTGCCAGACGGATTTGAAGATATAGCACTTTGGTATGCACTTGATAGGTATTACCAGATAAAAGAAAAGCCGACATTAGCAAGGGAATACGAGAGAAAATACAAGGAACAGTTAGGGGAGTTGATGAATAGGGATATGAGGTCGGCATCAGGGCTGATAGAAAAAGAAGATGAGTATAGCGGGATAATGAATCCCAACGATAATCCGTGGAGCATAACACTTTCTTAATATGGAAAAATACTACCACCAAACAGACTGGAGCGGAGGGCAGTCCGACAGCGATTCCTTTGGGGGCAAAGGAACTTATGCCGAAGCAGTAGGGATTGATATACACAGCAACCCCAGATTCTTCCAAGCATCACAAGCATTGGTAAAGTCTTTCGGTTCTCCTGTGGCTCTCCCGTCTTATTCCCTTAAATGCTCAACAGGAACGACCTATTTCTTCTGCAACGACGGGACTGTGGCTGAAAGGAAGTCCGATGGTTCTTATGGAACTGTGTATAAGACTTCTAATGGGACGATCTGCGGATGCGGGGAGCATAATGGATATATCTATTTCGCTTCAAGCGGTTCTATGTTCAGGGTTTCAACCAGTGCCGGTAACTGGGGTGCGGTAGAAGAAGGATGGGGAACGATACAAACTTCTTACTATCACCAGATGGTAAAGAACGGGATTTATCTTTTCATACTTAATAATGATGATATTGCCTCAATAGATGACACGACTGGTGGCGGAACATTAGTCCAGAATGGAACTTCTGATGTGACATTGACTTCATTGCCAGATAACCTGCAATATACCACTATGACCAACTTCGGTATTGATTTGATAGTTGGGACAAGGGATAGGGCGGGGATAGAACAGTGCAAGTTATTCAGGTGGGACACAGCTTCACCGGCTTGGAACTCGGCAGATGACATACCAGAATCAATGATAAACGGATTCATCACGATAGATAATTATGTCTTGGCACAGGGTGGAAATGCTGGAAGACTTTACTATTACAATGGTTCAACATTAGAACCTTTCAAGAAGATCAAGGGAGATTATAAGAATAAGTCAATGACGATGAACCCAGATTCAACCTGTCAGTTCAGGGGACTTGGTCTATTCGGGGTGTCAAACCTATCTGGAAATCCTTGTAATCAGGGAGTTTATACAGTTGGGCAATATGACAGGAACTATCCTATGGCACTTAATTTGGACTATGTGATATCACACGGAAGCATTAAAGACATTGAGATAGGAACACTTTGTTCAGCAGGAACGCTTTTGATGGTTGGTTGGAAAGCAGGGACAAGTTATGGGATAGACGAGATTAGCTGGGGGACTAAATACGCCAGTGCTTATGTGAAGACATTGGCGATAGGGGGAAACAGATTCTTACAAAAAGAGTTTAAGAACTACAACATTGATTACAGGACAAAGCCGTCAGGGACTGATATAGGACTTGAGTATGATGTCAATTATGGGGGTTCAACAGGGACTATAACGCTTGATAACAACCAGACGAGCTATTACAAGATGAGTGCGGATTCATCATTAGAGGCAGGGGTTGCCCAGTTCAAAATCAAACTGACCACAAGCGGGAACTCAAGCCCAGAGATAGAGGATTTTTATACATCATTTAACCAAAGAGAAGTATTATGAGTAGTGTAGAGTGGAAGCCAGACCAAAAAGACGAAGAACCATTGAGTGCCACAGCTTCTTCAGAAGAAAGGGGTTTTGATTACCTCAATTATACCAAAGAGATACAGGTAAACGCTGGAGAACAGACATTTAAGGTCAATAAACAGGGTTTATTCTTGGGAGCAGAACAGTTTGAAAATGCACCATTTAGGGTGAATATGGCAGGGCAGTTGTATGCCACTTCAGTAAACACTTTGCAACAGGAGATTACGGTTGAAACTACCGGCAATATACAGACGGCAATAAACACCCTTGCTACTACCGGTGGGATAGTGAAGCTAAAATCAGGGACTTATGTCCTGACAGACGACATAACCATACCTTCCAATGTGAAACTTATCGGGAATGGTCAGACTGTAACGCTTCTATACTTTTCATTACAAGATAAAGGAGTTAAGGCGTCAGGTGGTTCTGCTTATTCAGTAGGGACAGTCACTATTTCAAATGGGACAAATATAGTATCAGGAGGGACTAATTGGCTGACAAACCTATCCTCAAGCCATAGGATAAGATTGGACAATTTCTGGTATGAGATTTATGCCGTAACCTCTGATACGACAGCTATCCTAACAACAAATTATACTGGTATGGATTTGTCTGGCGTTACATATGATTCAGCTATAATGGTTCAGAACTTTTCAATAGAAGACTTATCAGTAATATATTCAGCTGGAACAGGAATATATTTTAATTATGTATATTACTGGTTTATGAACAGAGTGACTGTCGCCTATTGTGGGGCAGGGGTTGATATAAATAACTCCACTTCTTCACATATGGCTTGGGTCAATACTTTTGATAATACAGGAAACGGAGATGACTTTAACCAAGTTGACCATCTTGAAACACAGACATTATGGTCTTTAAGAAATGGAGGTATTGGGGTATATGGCGTGAATGTTTCAGACACCAACTTTACTTCAATTCTTGGCAGGAACAATGATGATGGGGCATACTTTGATGGTATGACTGATTCAGTTGTTTATGCTACTGATTGTTCTAATAACACATCAGAAGGAATGGAAATGGTCAATTCATCAGACTGTTTTATCGTATCTTCGGAGTTCCAGAATAATGGGACAGACGGATTAAAACTTACTTCTAACTGCGACAGGATAACGATTTCAGGATTAGCAGTAAAAAACAACACCAACTGGGGAATAAACATAGCGTCATCAACCGATGAAGATAACATATTGGCTGGTATAGCATATACGAGCAACGGTTCTGGAAATGTCTATAATGGAGGGACAAGGACAAGGAATGATTTGGATTTCCAGTATTCTATCATAACAGTAGGGACAACAGCGGTAGGGGCGGCAGACACAACGAGGTCAGTCACGGCAGTAGCTCCTACCAAATACAAAGAACTCTCAATCTCGGCAAGCGGGACATATAGCATAGCTTTTGACTTAAACGCAACGGCAACACACGAAACAGCAGGACAGATTTACAGGAACGGAGGGACAGTAGGGGCTCACCAGGTCAATTCCGGAGGAGGTTGGGTTACATATAACGAAAACATAGGGGGGTGGCAACCAGAAGACCTTGTCCAATTATATTGCACATCAACTGGAGATGGAGGAACAGATGAACAGGTAAGGAACTTCAGGGTAACTGGTTCATTGATTC